CGCATAAATTTTGCCTGTTGAAAACTCAAAAGCGAATACGCGGTTAGTAAGCAGGAAGAGAAAATTTTTACCATATTGTAATTTTAAGCTATCTGTCATGCCTTGTCAAGATGTTTTCTAAATATTGACAAACGTCTAAATAAACATTTTTCAACGCATTGGTAAACTGATTTACAAACATATTGACAGGGAAGTGCATTTTAGGCAAATGCCGAAAATGATTTGATAAACAGCATTTGTAAACTTAAAGAAAGATTGACAAACCTATTAACAAACCACACTAAATAGTGTATGCTGTTGAAGGAAACGAAATTAATGTAACTCAATCACGTTCCGCAACCAACTGTATAGAATCGCCCATTTTTTACAGTTTTTTCTTGCTATTCTTAAGTTCTATTAAAGCACCACTTATAAAGGCAAGCGTGTTTATTGCTCATGTCTTTAACGATTAAATCAACTTGCAGAAGAATAAACAATAAAAGAGGGTAGTTTTACAACTATCCTCTTTTAAACTTTACTCATGTTTACACAACATTTGTCAATGTTTCTCAACTATGCATTCATAGTATTTTGCAAGTTTATCTTGTCCCGCATCCTCATCGTCAAGGAAAGCGTGAGCCATTGCCGCGTAGAAGTCAACAGAGTTGAGATTAAACTCCTTGCCTATTTTGTAGTAGTCCGAGTACATCATGTTAATCGCGGCGTAAAACTCGGCAGGATCGCAGTCATATCCGTGCTGGCGTCTCACCTGCTCCGTCTGCTCAAAATTCCAGTGTCGCCCGATCGAGCCGTCGGCGTTCTTCATTTTTTCCGTCCACTCGTCCGCGTCCTCTCGGGTAAACTTGTCGTGCTTCTTCCCGCGTCTGCCGTAGCTCTCGCGCTCGCGTCCGTCATAGTCCCGGCGGTCTCTCATGTCGTACTCGCCGTAGTAGTCGCGCTTGCCGTAGCCGTCGTACTCATCATAATCAGGCTGACGGCGGCGGTCATACTCGGGATGTCTGTCCTCGCGTCGGTCGTATCTGTCATAATCGTGCGGTCTGCGGTCATAGTCTCGCTCGTGTCTGTCGTAGCCGCCGTATTCGCCGCGCTTGTCTTTGCTGCTCGACATCATGAGCAGCCAGTTTGGATTCATCCTCTTCATACGGTTTCACCTCCCGTTGTGGTGGTAGTCGGTGCTGTGCCGTTGATTGAGCGCAGGTCGTTATTCGGCGCACAAGCGGGTCTGCCGAGCAAGCGGAAGCTTCCGCCCGTCGGCGTAGTGACTACGTTTGCGCTGTATCTTGTGCGTGTCCTTATCGAGCAAGCGGTCAGCTGAGCGCAACAACGGTTAGTCAGCGGGTATAACGTAGTGCCGTCTCCGATTGTGATGTAAACGGGAGCGGTGATTGTCGTTGCCGTCGGGATTGCCTGAGCGACTACGATACAGTATTTTTCTCCCGCGTTATATGCACCCGCCGGAAGATTGATTATCAGATTGCCGCCGGTAAAGGACACCGACCGCGACAGAATGAAGCGCGGACAAAGTCTGCATACATTAGTACAAGCCATTTTTTATACCTCCAAAAAAATCAAAAGGGAAGCGGTACGCCGCTCCCCCGAAATCGGTCACGGCTAAAAGCCGGAGTTGTGAATCAATAGTTGCCGCAGCCGGAACAGCCGGAATTGCAGCCGTAGTTGCCGTACTGCCAAGGTGCCGGAACGTTGAATGCGGGTACGGGAGCCTTGCAGCCGAGCTGACTTACAAGATACTGATTCTGCGCCTGCTGTGATGCGGCAAGCTCAAGTCCAAATATCTTCTGCGCCTGAGCTGCAATCTGTGCGTCCTTCGTCGCTATCTCCTGTGCCGTCATTCTGTCGGATATGCCACGGAATCCGCTATTCATCGCGTCGATTATATCGCGGGTGTTGTTAGCGGCGTTAGTGTTAATCGCGCAGGTGTCGGTTGCCATGCGGTAGCCAACGTCGGCAAATCCGCGCTCCATCGCTCTGCCGTTTTCGCAACAGCACTGCTGGAGCTGTGTCGCAAGAGCCGCCTGTCCTCTCTCAACACCGTTAAATCCCTGCATCATTGCGACGTTATTTGCGTTAAATCCCTGCTGTGTCTGATAGCCGAGGTTACAAACCGCATTGTCGACGCCGTGGAATCCGTTGAGGATGGATGTGTTAAGTCCATAAAATCCGTCACAAAGTCCCTCTTGTACGCCGCGGACGGAATTCTCCAAGCCGTTGAATCCAAACTCGCTTTGGAGGTCTGCGCGTGTTAATCCGCCCTGAGTGCCTGCCGCCATTACATAGGGGAGTGCGCCCATGTCCGAGGAATCGCCGTTGTTTCCGCCGAAACCGTTACGACCCCATCCAAAGATGATGGCGAGGATGATTACCGCCCAAAGTCCCTCGTTGCCAAAGAAGCCACCATCACGGTTGCTGTTGTCTCCCTGCCCAGCCAGGAAGCCTGTCAAAAGTTCGTTGCCCATGTTTTTTTCTCCTTTTCGGTTTATTTCATCCGCTTTCGCGTGATGTTCAAAAATTAAATTTTGGACAGTTTTTTAATCAGGTCTCCAGTCAAACCGAAAAGGGAAGTGTTATTTGTTAATATTTGTTGATATTTGCTTGTATTTGTTGTTATTTGCTGATACCGAGTGAGCGCATTAAATCACCAAGGTCTATACCGCGCTCCTTAGCCATATTTTGAGCCATGGTCTGTAGCTGGTGCGCGTCCTTGCCCTTGATAAGCTCGACGGCTTTTGCGTACTGCGCCCCTTGTCCCGCGAGATTGCCGAGGATATTATTCAGCGGCTGACCTGCGCCGAGAGCCTGCATTACGAGCATTGCGGGATTAATATTAGGCATTTTCCGTTACCTCTTTCTTCCCCTTAGTGGGATTTTTCATCTTTTCCACCTCCGATTGGAGAGCGGCAAAAGCTGTGCAGAGTTTGTCAAAATCCGCACGGGGAGTGTAGTCCGCCGTGTCCTTAGCCGGAGTTGTCGGAGGTGTGTATGCAAAGTCCGCAAAATCCGACGCGCCGGTTTGCGAGTTGAATCTCTTGAGATAAATCATGCCATGCGCCATATCGGGCATAATTACGCCTGCCGCCATAAAATCGCAAGGTGTCGCGAGTGCTTCCTCACGGCTTGTGACGGGTCGGCAGATAAATCCGCTCTGCACCTGCGGTTGTGGTGCGGTCTGCTGAGGTTGCGCCTGCTGAATCTGCGGATTGTAACCGCTATAGTACGGATTTGTGTTGTAACCAAAGTTGTACGCCATATATCCTCCATACAAAAAATCTCTCTGTTACTGATACCATTGTACCACCGCAGAGAGATTTTTTCTTTCGTGATTTTTGCGTTTATTTTGCGTTTATTTTGCCTTGTTTTTGCAAGAGACGGACGAGCCGTATCAGTGCCGGTTTGTGCCACTTTGATACCGTCGAGTAGTCGCGCCCGACAGCATCACACACGTCCTCCAGACACCCGCGCTCCACATAGAGGATTTTGAGCAGCCGTTTGTACTCCGGTCGGAGATTGCACTTGTCGATAGCCGAGGATATCAATTCCGTATCGTCTATCTCCTGCACTGCGTTTTTCTGCCGCACGTGCTCCGTCAATCTTTACGCCTCCTTGTCCTCGCTTTCCGCTGATTCAATAATGCTTTTCACACCCTCCGCGTCAATCCGCGCCGCGTCAACTTTGCTCTCGCCGTAGATGTAGCCGATGATTGAGGATATAGCCGTAATCGCACCCGCAACCTTTCCGGCAATTTCTCCGTAGTCGCTCTCTCCAACGCCAAACGACATTGCCACGCCGATGATGATACCGATGATTGTCACCCACAGTTTTCTTGAGGTCAGTTTCTGCTTCCAGTTGATTTTGTTGTCCATATTATTCTCCTTTTTCATCTTCATAAGTAATTTCTTCTTCTCCATAATCGGAGTGATATTCCTGTTTGATTTTCTCGCGGTTTTCCATCGCCGACTTGATGAGATACGTCACCACGCCGCAACTCATGGGAGCACCGATGTAAGTCAACAGTCCGTCAAGAGATGCCATGTCTGGAGCGATTATCAGCTGCACCACAAGATAGCACATGCCGAAAACCGCACCCGCAAACCACAGCTTCACAATTGCAGACAGTTGACGTTTTGAGTATTCAACGTCTTTCTTTTTCATGATTGCGTTAATAATTCACGTTTGCGTTAAAACTGCGTTAAAACGCGATAATGTTGTTGACCGCACGACTTCCGCCCGTTGACCGCCTCTTAATTCCCTCGACACGGATGTACGAGCCGCCGCCGTCAAGAGCAATAACGTTCTCAAAGCCTTCGCCTTGTATCTTTCTCCAAACCTCGCCGGACTTGATGTAGTTTGCCGAGGTAGTTTTGAGCGTGAGTACCCATATCTCGCCGTTTCGGATTCCGAGCATATTTCGCGACGTGCCGTAGGTGGTAGAGCCGTCCCAGCCCTCCGCATTGACGTAGCTCATATCGACAGGCTTTTTGTCGACCACAACAGGTACTCCACTGACGGCATACTTGATTCCCGACGGGATTTTGTCTACGCGCTCGATTTTGGGGTCTCCCGTGTACGGCACGAGCAGTGTTGACACCTTTTTGCCCGCAAACTGTTTTGTCGCGTTGTCGGCGATACTGTACACAAGGTGGTTGCCGTAGACGTGCTCAAAAAGATTGCCCTTTGCCGCCGCAGGAATTTCCTTGATATCGCACGCGAGATTAGCGACGGGGAGCGTGTATGTTTCGCCTTCCTCCGAGCGGTAGTTTGCGAAAAATCCGCCGTTGATGTATCTCTTCACACCGCCCTTGCGCTTGTCCGCGTCATGGTAGATTATCGCAAAGTTTTTAGCGCGGGTGTATGTGATGCCGTCCTTGTCGTAGCTGTCTTTGATGTCGGTATTGCCCTTTTTGCCGGACACGTCGAGACTGATGTTTGTGTTCACGCTTTTTTCTCCTTTTGATATAGGTTTTATGTTGTACTGCCCCCACTCGTTAGGTATTCCGAGATAGGGAGTAGGGTCTACGGACACGCCGTTTTTGCGGACCTCAAAGTGACAGTGACTGCCGAAGGAATATCCCGTGTTGCCCTCGATTCCGACGACGTCCCCCGCCTTGACCTTTTGTCCGACTTTAACCTTACGCGCCGCCATGTGACACATAAAAATCTTAAGTCCGTCCGGCGTGTCGATGCGAATGTAGTTGCCCCACTGCCAAGTGAGATTAGACTTGTCCGTGATGATTGTCGACGAGCCGATAACTCCGTCACAAGGCGCAACAAGCGTTTTGTCCGTGCCGCTGAGGTCTACGCCCTTGTGGTAGTCTCGCTGTCCGTTGAGCGTACGCCAGCCAAAGTGCGATGTGAGCGTGACCTTGCCGCTCTTATAAGGCAGACTCATTTTCATTCTTCGTCACCTCCGTTGTGCGGCGGCTCTGTCGGCAGTGCCATGAGCTCATTGTAAAGCTGTGTTGCAACGTCGTTGCCGCGGAGCGCGTGATAAGCCGCATAGGCGCGTTTCAGTGCTTCTTTTGCATATATCGGGCAATATCCCCTGTCGAGATACTTGTCATGATTGCGGATTATCTCTGCGCGGAGAAGGCACTTTAAACCTTCCTCGAGCGCACTTTCACGTCTTTTTCGCAGTTTGATGTATGTAACAGCCCACGTTACCGCTCCGCCGCAGACAAACGGCACCGCCCATTTTATGATTGTTTCTATTAGCATTTTTCATTCTCCTTATCCAAGCGGATTTATTACATTTATTGCCGCGTCCGAAGCCGTAATGGTGAAATAATATACTTCGACTGTCTTCATAGCTCCTGTTAAAGTCATCTCAAATAGTTGTGACTGATACGTTAACACGCAGCCTATTTCGATAGTGACGGGAACTTGCGATATTACTCCGATTAAATCACCAACTTTGCAGTCGATATTCTCCATGTCTTTTTTCATGGTTTTGGTGCCGCCGGGATGTATTATTATCTTGCCGTATTCAGGCGAGTCGCCGATTTTTAACGACGCTGCTTCTCCGCCCCCACCCGTGGGAATCGCACGGATACAAGCGGGCAAGTCCTCAATTTTCGCATCGTCAGCGACAGCGCCGCCTTTCTCCGTTATTGCGGATACAATATCGGTTTTAGCCTTGTTAATGCGCGTTATTTCAGTTTGTACGCTCATAACTCACCTCATATAGCCGCCAGAGCCGCGCGGATATCGTCGGTGAGAGACACAGTACCCGTACCGTCGTGATAGCCTGCGGGGATAGTTGCGCTTAGAGTAGTAAGTCCGTCGATGGTGAGCTTCTTCGCACCCTGATTAACCATAGTACCTTCAACCGCCGCGCCTGTGCTGTCGACAAAAACAGCTCCGTCAAGTACCTTGTCTGCGGTTGCCGTTACGACAGACACGTCCTTGTACTTCGCAGGAATGGCGGCTACTGTAACCTTAGACAGCACCTTTCCCGCAGTCGGCGTGATGTCCTGCGCCTTTTCTGCCGGAGTAGCTGTTTTTGTCTCGGTTGTGATTGACACCTTGCCTGTGCCGCTGTGATAGCCTTTCGGGACGGTATAGGACGTGTCTGTCACGCTGAGCGACTTTTCAACGGCTCCATTGTTGGGCATTGTACCCGCAATAGTAGTACCATCCGCTCCGACTATGGTCTTTGTAGCAAGCACATCACCTTCCGTTGCCGTGACGGCTGACGTGTCGTTAAAGTTGTCAGGTATCGCATTAACCGTTACTCCGGACAGCGCATAGTATCCCGCATCCGGTGTAACCTGCTGCTGCTTTTTGGTCGGCGTGACTTCCTTAGCCTGCGTGTTGTAGTTACCGCCGCCCGAGACACCTTGCACAGTGCCGCTGCCGTTGTGATAGCCTTTCGGGATGGTGTAGCTCTCGCCTTCCTTAACCTGCGCTGACACAGCACCGTTATTGTCTATGCCGTCGATTGCCGTAGCACAGTCCGCGAGTTTTGCCGAAGCCGCCACAAGCCCGAGTGCGACAAGCTTTGTGCGTATAGTGTTTCGCGCGTTAGTGAGAGCCGTTAAAAGTTCCGATGTTGTTGCCATTTCAAAATTCCTCCGTTAAATAATTGCCAAAATAGCGTTGATGTTTCCCACGACGAGATTAACCCCCGCCGATGTGATAGGTTTGGTGTTGTCCTGCTCGGCGTTGTCGGTAGTATCTACTGACAATACGCCGTCTTTCGTAATTGACAGGTTTTTTCCGACAGTGACAATGCCCGCTTTTTCCGTGGTCGCGATATCTACGCGCACCGGATTTTCGGTGAGATAATTGTCAACCGCTTTTTGTATGTCTTCGGGTGATACCTCGCCTTGCTTGATGTCTTCGAGTAGTGCCATAATCTGCTGGTATACGTCGGGTGTCGGGTCGGGAATAGGCTGACCGAGCAAGTCTGCAATACTGTCTCGGACTTTGAGACAACACGGACAAGTGGTTTTGAGTATACTCGGTTTTTCCGCCGCGCCTGCCTGCACTCCGACAAAGATACGTCTGTGTTCTCCGCCAAGCATAGGCACAGGACAAGTGTTGCCGTTAATCACAACAGGCTGATGGCTTCCGTCTTCGCAGACAAAATATACCGTCTTGTAATTGTCAGTCCACTCATCGTCAAAGTCAAACTCAATCACATAATCCGAGTTGTGAGATATAACCTCCTCCCCTTCCGTAATTGTCGGCACACGTGAGCGCACCGTGATGTGGATTGTTGTTAGCATTCATTTTCACCTCCTGTGAGCTTGATGAATTTCCTTAGTGTGGTTAAGTCACTATAGGATAATTTTATATCCTCGTTTTCCGATATTTCTATCGGCAGTTCGGTGTCTCCGAGGTCAACATCAAGGTTCATAAGTTCATTGAATCTTTGATTGAACTCAGCTTCCGTTTCCGCAATAGGTTCATATCTGCCGTTTTCGAGCCTGCAATACTCGCCGAGAATTCGCATTCGTTGAACGTCGTAGAACTTCATCTGCGCTTCTATCTTGTCGAGAAAGCCGAATAGCCTATATAACGTTTTCAACGACAGGTTCTGCGCACAGAGTTTTTTGAACGCTTCCTGCGCATAGATTAAATCTGACATTTTCATGTTATCATGTCTCCTTTATGGTGCTGTGGTTTGAGATGAGTTGTCACCAAAGATTATTTTTTCGACATATAGAGTTTTGAAATAGTTTTGCACGCCTCCTATATCCCAATATCCGTTACCTCCGGGGATTATTTTCCTGTTAGCTGTCTGCACCTGCAACTGATATCTTGCGGACGAATTGTCTGGGTCTATAAAATAGATAAACGAACCGTACAATTCAAGGAACGCCGCCATTCCCGATATTGGAGACTGTACACCGACTTGGACAACGCCGTTTTGTGCGCTCATCTTTGATGTGACAATAGTGTAGTTCTCGTTTTCCGCAAAAAATACCTTGTTGACATAAAGGTTGTCTGTGGTGACATTGCCGCCGTCTATTGTTGTTGCACCGCTTGTTGACAGGTCTGTAAACGTTACAAGTCCGTTGAAATTGATATCAGCCGATGAAATTTGAACATTTCCGCTTTTCAGAGATATTGTAGCCTTGCCGCGTGACGTTTTCTGAACGAAACACTTTATCTTGAAGTAGTCGCCGTTCTTGTGTACGCTTGAATCTTTGATGTACTTGAACGTAATGTAGTGATTTCCCGACGGCACTGTCATGGTCAAGTCAACGTAACTCGAACTTGATTCATTTTCACCCGAGAACGCTTTCTTAACACCTGTGGTGTCAGCATTGTTATCCCAATCAAGCGAGGTGTCAAGATTAGAAACAATGCCATAGTCGTGTTCGGCTTCTCCGTATGAGATACAGCGTATAGTGATAGTAGTTGACCGCGTAAAGTTAAACTTAAAACCGCCATACGAATAAGAACTATGCACACCTGCGTTTTGAGAAGTGTAATATCCGTCCGAAGTTTTTGTAAAGTCATATTCGTTGTCAGGAACGGCGGGAATACCGTCAATATTTGGGTGCTGGTTATAAGTTCCGACTTCTTCTGTGGATGTGCTTCCCGTAGTTTCCGTAGCTGTAAGGTCAAGCGCGTTCGCAGAAAGACGTATGGATGAACTGTCGGCATTTGCAAACAAAGTCAGCAGCGCGCGGACGTTTGAACCGATTGTTCCCGAACCGTAGGAAGCCGATAGGGATATTTTAGATTCAATGCCTTTCTCGGTTTTTTGTATAAGCTGTTCGATTGCCGTTGTTGTGGTTATCGTGCTTCCGCTTGATACCTCAACGAATTTGCCCTTGACAGCAGAGGTAATAGAGGCTTTGCCCTCCTGCGTGTTCAGATAACTCTCTACAGCTGTAGACAAATCTGTGCCGCGTAGCATTGACTTCTTGATTGCTTCAAGTTCACGCTGCTGTACCGGCTCAATCTCGCGTACCAGTCCGCCCGTTGATTCATATTCAACCTTGCCGAATCCATTCCACTTGATTGTTTGGGAGAATATCGGGAGCGTTTTCACCTCGTCATAATCATTAACTACAGTGATAATGTCTCCGCACTTAATTTCGGGATACCATTCGGCACGTACCGCAATAGGAGAATAAGCAGGGAAGAGTGAAGCCTTTGCAAAAATCGCGTTCACATAAGGCTGTAGCACAGATATCTCCGTGTCGTTCTCGATGTACAGAAACGGATTGTCGCTGATAACATAAGTGTTTGTTCCCGTACCCGCAGTCACGAGCTGGTCTCCGTATGACGTGTAACACTCGAGCTTGCCTATAACGGGAGTTTCAAACTCACTCTCACTCATCTCAAATCGGTCTGTTTTGAGAATTTTGTAGGAGTTTGTTGTAAATGTGTTTAACTCAACTTTGCCATCCGCATTTACTCTCGCGTAACAGCCCGCCGCTTCCGCAATCCACGCAAGCACTTCACGCGCCGTGTAGTCCGAGGTTGAGAACGGATTGAAAGTAAAGTTTTTTGTAGAGTTTGTAAACGTTGTCGTGATAGGTTCAACACCCACTGCGGCGCAAAGGGAAGAGAAAACCGCGCCGAGCGTGACGGGGAATGTCATGTTTTCGATGAAATCCGAAGCAGAAACTTCAAACTTCTGCATACGGTCATAAGCGGTAAAGTCTATGAGCTTGCCGCGAACTTTGTCGGGTCTCTCGCCTTTGAAAACGCCGACCGTCACATACTGAAATGCCGCGCCGACCTTAACGCCTATTTGCAAAGTAAATTCCTGTGTAAAATCGAAGTTGTTAAACTTGTTGTCAACATTGAACAACGTCATTTCAACTTGTTTACAAACAGCTTTGCCAAAGGTATAGTCAGTGTCTCCGTTCAGAATGTCCGTAATCTTAACACCATCACCCGTTATCGCAACGTCAGCTTTTCCGAGAACCGTGTTGTCGGCGAATGTTATCTTGATATCCTGTTCGGTATGAGCGCGTATAGCTTCAAGTAAACTCGTGACAGGTTGAACAACGCTAAACACGTCCGAAGTCTTGTAGTCCGAACTGTTGTTGTTTGAATCGTAAGCGCATACTCTATACTGCACTGTAAGCCACGCAGAGCCTACTGTGTCGATGTAAGATGTGTTCTCGCCCCGATATACCGTCATATAGCTTGCGCCGTCCACAGAACGTTGTAGCGCATATCCCGCCGCATTTGCAACACCCGTCCATGTGATTGTTGCCGATTGCCCCGCAGTGAGGGCAGGAACGGTTATAGTCTCTGGCATTGACGGGACAGTTGAAGTGCCGCCGACAATCGTTCGTATGTCCGAACCCGACCACGTTGCGGAATATACATCTCCGTCTATATAAGCCGCCACTCTGTACTGCACTTTAGTCCATGTGGGCTGAGCCGTATCGGTATATGACAGGTTCGCACCTTTGTAAACGGTAGTATAGTCTCCATCATCTACTTTGCGCTGTAGTTCATATCCTTCCACCTCTGAAACCGAGGGGGCTGTCCACGTTACTGTATAAGTATCTCCGACGTTAATAGTATCAGGAATTTCAGGATAGCCGGGTGGATTAGGTGCTGATATGGCGGTTATGTCATCGCTTGTGTTCCAATCGGACTGCGTTTCTCCCGATACCGCACATACGCGATAGCCATATACTGTGTAACGCGTTTGTATCTGGTCGTCAAAATAAGTGTTTGTGCCGCTGTATCTTTGAGAATAAGAACCGCCCGCGCTGGTTTTTCTCTGCAAGATGTACGAATCCGCACCGTCGACCGCCGACCACTTAATAAGAGCACCTCTACCTTTAACTAACTTCGGTATAGTCAGTGTTGCGGGAGGTGTTAAAGCACTTGCAAACATGACCGTGTAACATCCGTCTGAATCCGTAGTGTCTGAAACGAGCAGGGAAGAGGAAAGATTCAAAGCGGGACGAACGCCATAGTCACCAATGTAAGCAGAGCCGCTGCTCAAACTACCATCCGAGTAGGCATAGCGAGCGTAGTAGGCGTACGAGTAGTCAGGCGTTCTCAGCCACCAATACCAAGCGGTAGTCTTGCTCGAAGGTTTGGAACTCGAAGGGGTATTACTGAAACACTGCTGCGTAACATACCCGATACGAGCGGTATTGCTCGTGTAGTAACCCCACGCCGCACCTTCGGCGATACTGTTCTCATTCGCAAGCCCCACTTCGGTTGTGGACGGCAAGAATATCTTGCGTACAACATCCTCGTAAGAACCGCCGTCTACACTCGGCTTGACAACACGAATAGTTGTCGAGAGAATAGCGGCTTTTTCATCATCAGTAAAACCGTTTAGAAAACCAGGGCGAGTTGCGTACTGAGTACCGTAACCGCCTGTACCCACCGCAGTATCGGGGGAATGGTCTGCACTATGAGCTGCGCTATACCATGCGCCACCTGCGGCATCTTTGTTGAGCCATTGGTCGAGATTGGAGACGGAATAGCGGTTGTTACCGTATTTCTGTCTGCCGGAATTGCTGTTACTCGGCTCTTTTGCATCAAAACACCTTAAATCAAGGATTTCAGCGGCGTGAAGAGTTACCGAGTTTGAAGGATAAGCGGGAGTAGACACATGATTTTTCGCAACAATAGTCCATATTATAGGCTGCGCTTTCTCTGTGTTCACTTGATACTTGCCAAACTTGACTTTTGAGCCTACGGCAAGATTGGATAAAGCCTGCGACACGTTATCCCCCCCTAAAATTCAATGATGTTGAACGACAAATCGAACCGCGCAACTTCTTCTTTGTCAATCCAGTAGTATTTTGTTGTTGCCGACCTGTCGCCCGCGTAGTATGTGCCGGAGCGCGTACCGCCTTTTTGATACGGGTCTGGGCAGACTGCCGTGAAACTGTCGGAATTGACGGCATTGAGTATCGAAGCCATTTCCGCCCATGTCAGGCAGTTCCACTTGAAACCGAAGTTTATCTTCTGTCCCACACGGTTTCTGTGCAAAACAGAAGTCGCGTCTCTCTCTGCACTTTCATCAACGTCTGCTATTGAGGGATTCCATTCGGAAGGGTCGGGAATACTGACCCTTCCGAACTTTATTCCCATTGTGTAATTGAGTAATGATATCATGTTTAACCACCCGTAACCTGTTCAACCATCTTCTGGGAGCGTTTTACCGCGCGTCCCAAAGCAACAGACGGAGAAATCGAAAGTTCCTTGTCAGCAATCTTTTGTAACAGTCTGTTTTGTTCTCTGAGAAGTTTGTTCTGCTCTGCGGTATCCTTGTCCGTGCCGGAACTGTTCGCGCGGAGTACGCCGTTCATAGCGTTTGTGACACCCGCCTGAATGCCCGCTATAATCTGACCGTTGTTCGCAACAGCGTTTCTGCCGCCTATAGTACCTACCAATTCGGGTCCTGCTTCACGCGCAACGAATAACTGTCCCATAGTCGGGAAACCGCCGTCCGCAAACTGATTATCGAGAGAACCGAAAAGCAAATCGTCAACAATGGAATCCGTCTTATTCTTGCGAATCTTTTCTCTCGCTTCCTCAACCTTGCTGAAATCGGCTTTTACATCAATAGTGACACCTGCGGTCATACCGTCAAGGTCTTTGACTTTTCCGCTGAAATAATCGACTTTATCCGCCGCGTCTTGGAGCGCAGTTTCCGCATTATTAACCGCAAGTGATGTATCTTTAACGGCTCCTTCCGCGTCTGCGAGGTCGTCCATCCATGATATAAATTGAGTTGACAGTTCTCCGCCTAAAACGCTTGCAAGTTCTGCGTTTTTTACGCTTAACCAGTGTATGCTGTCGGTTGTTATATCACTCGCGCTTGTAATGTCCTGCAACGCTCTTGTGTTAAGCCCGAGAGAATCAAGGAAACCCTTGTTATCGCTTTTGATAAGATCATATATCTTCTGTTGTGCTTCTTTCTGTCTCTCCGTAGCTTCTATATTATCTTGCTTTAGTTCGATAAGTTTATATTCAGCGTCCGATTGCAGGATGTATGCGTTTTTGATTGATTCATTGTACGCTTCAAGCAGAAGTTCCTTTTCTCGCGACTTGATGAGCTTGTCAAGTTCGTCGCGCGTCTGAACGATAGAACCCTTGTCGTCAACTTCAATTTCTATAATCCCCATTGAATTGATTTCGTTTACGAGAGTTTTCAAAAGTTCAGCTTCCGCTGTGGTTCTTTGTTCCTCCGGAATGTCGTTGAGTTTGAACGCTTCATTTATAAGCCTTTTAAGCGTAGCCATTTTTAGCTCAACCTCTTTTACCGGAGCATCGAGCTTGTCTACGCGCAATTGTAATTCAGCCGCTATTTCAAGGTCTATCTTTGCCTTGTCTGCAATTTTCTGGATTTTTGCGTGAAGTTCCTGCGTGTCGAGAAATTTTTGCTTCTTCTCATCAAGCCCAACCTTGACAGCCGCAATAGCCGTAGCAATTGTAGCCAGTATGCCTATCACAAGTCCAGCCTTGCCCCATTTCACGGTAAGTCCCGCTATAGTAGCAAGCGAACCAAGAACCGCTTTAAGTATATTTTCTTTCGTCACTTCGCCTGAAACAAGATTCTTTATACCGTCAAACTCAAACGCAAGTCCCGCAAAAGATATAGCAAGCGTAGCAGAAGTTCCAAACCCGCCTCCGAACAGCTCCGATACCTTTATGCCGAGGAGAGCCGCCACAATTTCTGTTGCATACTCTTTGATTTTCGCCCATGTGTCAAGAAGTCTGTCCGACCATTCCGTAACGCTTGACGAGATGTTCTCCATTGATACCTCTTCAAACATTCCGCTGTAGTCGGGTGTAGTCTTGCCGGAAGAACTGCCCGTGCTTGATATAACGTTCAGCTCGTCAAATCCCGCAAGAAGCTGTTTCTGAGCCGCCGCCGAATCCTTAGCCGCTTCCGCATATTCTTTCTGCTGGCGAATAGCCTTAGTCCACGAAGAAGCACCAGTCATTTTCGCGACAAGCTGATTCAACCAGTTTACGCCCTCGACTATTCTATCAATGAGCGAATCGAATACGGGAATGAGCGCGTTGAGTATCGGAGCTGTCATAGCACCTACAGAGTTTCGGAAATATTGCAGTGAAGTGGCGGCGCTGTCCATACTGCTTGCAAAGTCAGTCCCGACCGCCTTGCTGTATTGGTAAAGGTTGTTTACACCCTCGCTGAATGCCTTGGCAATCTGTTTCAAGAACTCATTCACGGTACGATAACGAAGGATTCTTTCAAGTGAACCCGCAACCTTGCCGATAGTCTCGCCGAAAACCGAGTTCTTGAATCTCTTGCTCATCTGTTTGCTGAGGTCTTTTATGGACTTCGCAGCACCTTTTGCTTTGGCTTTGAGTTCGCCAAATTTCGCCGATATCGAAGCAAGCGGTTTTTCTACGGTGTCAAGCTGTTCCGCATTTTTGATAAGGCTTTCAAGTATGTCGCTTTGACTTGTCTCTTTGCCCGCCGACTTGAGTATGTCATTAAACTGCTTCTTCATCGCCGCAGTCGGTTTGGTAAACATGGAATCAAGCGTTGAACCGAACATAGCTTTTTGTATTTCAGCTCTTTGCCTTTTCGCTTTGGCATTGTACTTTTCCCAATCAAACGGTACAGACATTCCGCCGGTATTAATCCCGTTGCCGCTCATCTTGGCTTTTCTCGCGTCCATGTATCTATTGACAGCTTCCGTTATACCATAATCATCTGTGATTTTCCCGCTGCTTGATTTCAACTTTTTGCTCATCGCAATAAGCTGTTTATAAGAGCCTACAGTAACTTTGTATTGTTTAGATACCTTCGCGGCTTCTTCACTCATTTTCCTAAGTGCAGACGTGCCGTTTTTGATACCGTTTGTATCAACCATCTTGTCGATGCCGCTTGCCGAACCAATTTCGCTTGCAAACTTTTTGAACGGTTCGAGCGTTTTCACAAGATTTTTCAGCGCGCTTTCCGCTTTCTTCGTCTCGGCAGTGACTACTATTTGTAGATTGTCTATTGTTCCGTCAGCCATTGTTTTTGTTCTCCTTTCCACTGAATTTTTGTCGCATAGCGGAAAGCCACGAGAACGCTTGATTTTGTACTTCCGCTTGTTTTTTAGCTTTTTCCGCTTCTTCCTCGGCTTTTCTCTGCCTTTCGGTTACGGAATACGGCTTTTCGGGATATTTGCCGGGCTTTGTTCCGCGCTTTGCAAAAGCATGAAGAATAGGAGCGAGACAACCTACAGCCTCGTATACATAGATTCCTTGTAACCACGCCGCATAATTATCTCGCTCCTGTCTGTATTCTTCTGCTTCTCGGTAGTAGCGAAGTTCTGTAAAGTCTCCGTCCCAGTATGTGTCATAGGGAACTCCTATAGACATATAGTAGGAGCACATATTATCCGCATACTCCGCAAACCACGGCTTGCCAACTGTCGGTTCAGCGTCAGTTATGCCCGTTTCGCCGGAAGATGGTGTTATCCCTTCACCGTCTTCCACTTCACGTTTCCCTTGGGAGACATTTCTTCGATTACCTCATTTACCATTCTGAAAAGGATGTCGGAAAGAGTGTTTGCAGTTTCGCCTTCCTCTCCGTCTTCCGAATTGGCAAATTCCTTGTAAATAGCCATTCTTTCATTTCTCGGTACATTCTTGTGGAAAGCATCGAAAGCCGCACAGAAAAGGTCTTCCTGCGCCGTCAGAAGATGGTCTTCAAGGTTTCCGAAAGAAAATCCGCTCCTCTCAAGTCGTTTGAGCGACGCAATTGTGTAGCCGAGGGTATATGCTGTTCCATTGTATTCAAACTGAATTGTAGTTCTGTTAGCCATGGTTTATATTTCCTTTCTTTAATCAGGTATCGTCTGAAAGTGAGGGAGCTGTCAGTGCGGTTACGGTGATGGTGCAATGAACAACTTCGTTTACTCCCGCACCGTTTACTTTAAGAGAGTACATTCCCTTAAAATTGAACTTGCCGTTAACACCTGTTGCAGTGTATGTGCCGTCGTTCGCACTTGTACCGCCAATCCAAACGGAAAGGTCTGTTTCGGTGTTCTGACCCGCCTCAAGAGCCTTGTATTCCGTCTTAGTGTAGTTAGCTTCAAATTCAATGCTTTCCTGCTGCTGAATGCCGAGTACACTGACAGATACGTAATGCGAAAGAGTTGTAGCGTCAAGCGTTTCGGGAGTACCTCCGAGGTCGCCGAAAGAGTTTATATCAATGAGCTTTGTGTATGTGCTTCCTGTGTCTTTCTTCATCAGGAATACGCCCATCGAGGTTACAGGGGTAGGTATAGCCATCTAAATTACCTCCTATAGATAACATTATTCTTGTCCGCACATCCTGTATAACGTGCGATAATTCTGTAAATCGTGCCGTCGTTTAAAGAAACAGGCTGCGCCGCAGTCCTCAAAAATCCGCGCATGGTGAGCTGTCGGTCTATTTCAGCGAGAATTGTTTTCGCTTCCGTTTTCCGTTCTCCCGCTTTGTTGGAGTAAATATTCACCTCATAAAGCAGATTCACGTGATTCTCGCGGTTAGAGCTGTCAATCGTGTCCGAACGCACAAGATTGTCCGCTTCCACAATGCTCACAAACGGAAATGACGAGGGCAAACGCTCTTCAATGCCCGATATAGACAGAGCAGGAAACTTCTCTTTGAGCGCATTGTAAAGTTCCGTGTAAAGCACGTTTTCAATGTCAATCATGAGAACACCTCCTTTGCGATGTCGTATATTCTTCGGCGCATTTCCTCGGAAGCGTCCCACATGCAGCGGTTGGCATTGTTGCCGTGAGTTCTTATTCTTCCGTTGCCGAGGTCTTCGCCGTTCGTTCCGGGGTCTCCGCGATAGTACCATGTGTAGTTTTGACCGTAGCCCTTGCCGTATGCACCACGAATCATGCCGAGTTCGTCAGCCTTGGGATGCGTCACGGGATTATATACGCCGGTTCCGAATTCGATAAACAGTATTGATTCACCTGAAGCGTTGATGGCAAGCGTGTGTTCGTCAAGCCATGTCGGCGAAGAATCAACCACAACATCATTTACGCCGTCATACTCCGCACTTTGAAAATGGATTGCCGCCTGCGTTATGCCTATGTCGGCGAGTTTTTCAAGAAACGTGTTCAGTTTTGCTCCGAGACTGCGCGTGTAGTCCTTTATCTGATGCGCGACTTTCCACGTGTTTCTTATTCTGATATTTATCATCCGTCGACCGTCACCCGCCTTATCGCATAGGAAACGCTGTTTAACGACCGTGCAGCTTTTGTCACAATGTAGTCGTATTCCATGCGCCCGTTCGCGTCATAGGTCAAAGGCTTGTCGATGCATAATACGGTGTGTTCGTCAATCTCAAAATTCGGTTCATCTATCACAATAATTTTGTCGTACTGTATATCCGTTCCGAACGTTTCAACTATAACGTCGCCATACATCGAAGCCGACTTAGCCGCCGATATGTTAGCCTTATACTTCTTCGGAGTTGAGTATTTCGCAGTGTGTTCCCCCGTGTACAGTCCGTTTTCGTCTTTTCCGTCCTCGTTTCCGAGATAGAGAGCATACCAAAATTCGCGCTTGTTCTTTCTCAAACATCTCATGTCGGTCTGCCTACTTTCGGAATGATTTCATTTAGAAGCTGTTCGGACACCCATTCGGAACTCCACTTTCGGTCAATACCGTTTTCGGAATGAGAGAGCTGCCCAGACGCGCCGAGCCTGTTGTACATGTCTTCCGCTATGCGTATTTTGAGGTCTCTGTACCGTTCTTCAAATGTAGCATTATCTCCCCCAAAGGGGAAACGGCGGGAGATTATGATATTTTCCGCGCTTTCAAGCAGCTCATAGAGAATGCGTGTATCACTTTCTTCCGTTCTGATTTTCAAGCGTTCAATGTCGGTCATTTTCTCCCGCCTTTCTCATTTCTTTTTGCGTGTGTTAGTTGTTGCCTTCGGCTTTTCTCCCGTCACAACAGCCTTTTCTTTTTCTTCGGTTATCACTCCGTGCGCCGAAAGTTCCGCAGTATCGGAGGAAGATATCTCAAACTTTTCTCCCGCATTGTGCCACACACCACGGTAATTAACCGAATATTTAGGTGTGAGGTAAATCATCAGGCAGTTACCTTGAGAGTTACAACTTCGTTCATTCTCTCGTAGGAAGGAAGAACGATTTCGGAAGCGTAGATATTTGTGACGGCGGGATGAATTTGTACATTCTGTGTAATTGCAATGCCTGTATCAACAATGCTGACTTCTGTGTTCGCGCCGGAAATAAGTCTCGCTTCCTCGGGAGTTGTGCCGTACCAAGTTCTGCCCAGCGCACCTTCGGGAATGAATGTGACATATCCATCGGGAACGAATGATTTGGTTGCACCGCTTTCGTTCTTATACTTCTTCGAGTAAACAATAGGTCTGATTCCGGTTTCGTTTTCGATAATATCGGAAGCTCTTGCGCCTGTTACATAGCTCTGAACAACGCCCGATGTTGAAACAATGGAGTTCTTAACAGCGGAAGTGGCTTTCAGTAGATTGAATGTTGCAAAGGACATAATGGCATATCTTATTTCAGAACCTGAAACGTCAGCCGCCTTGTTCTTCATATCCTCAAAGTCCTTAATCGGGTCTGCCGTGGAAGCCGCTGACCAAAGAGCTGTAGAGGTAAGTGCAGAATAGTTGTTAGTCTTCCATGTATCGTTGGGGTCGTAGTCGTATTCATAGGCTACACCGTTCGCTTTTATTGAAATAGCCATATCGCCACTTTCGGGGAAAAGAAGAGACATTCTCATACGTTCAGAGACAACGTGAGCGCCGTCAATGAGGTCTCTTAAATAGTCAAAAGTGCGATTAAGTATAGCCAGTGCGTAAGGTTCATTAGAATCTCGCACCTGAAGGAATTCCTGAATGTCATTTTCAGAGAGCTTATGAGCTGCGCGGAAAAAAGGCATTTCTGTTTCAAATCTTGAAAGTTCGCCAATCTCACGATAAGTTGCCTGAGCGTCAAAAGCTGAAGGAGCGAGAGAAACAGGAAGTCCACCGTATCCTTTTACCCAAGCAAGACGCAGTCCTGTCTTCTTTTCGACAGGGAAAAGTCCTTCGCCGAAATATGGAATTCTGTTAGAGGCTGTCTGCTCATAGTTGGCTGCAATTACGCGCGGCGTGATAAATTCGCTAAGATTCATTATTCAAGTCTCCTTTCAAATTAAACGTTAGTCTCTGTGTCGGTTCTTATAACAAGTCCCGAAACAGCAGTGCCAAGAGTTGAAATGTCTATGCCAGAGTGAGCTTTTGCTTTAACACCGTCTATAACGCCCTGTACAACGATTGCACCGTTGGGATTGACTGTCGGGTCAACGTCATAAAGAAGTACGCCTACAGCACCCGTAACACCGCTTGTGGGAGCTGTGCCGTCTGCTGTGAGCGGCGTTCCGGCTTTAACAAGGGAAGTGCCGGCGACGGTAATGGGGATCGCATTGTAGTTATTAGTCGCAAGAATAGTGAACATCTTGCCGGATTTTGTTTCTTTTACCTGCATTTTCTATCTCCTTTATTAAAATTTTTTAAAACTTCAAATAATGTTCAAGTGCATTCTTATTGACTTGATTAGCTTCTGCGGTACGTTTGCCGAGCTGTTTTGCGAGAGCAATTTCAGGACTGTCTTTTTCAGTGTTGCTCCCACCGTTCGGATGAAGCCCGCGTTCAATATTTTCCTTGAACCTCTTTTCACATTCGGCGTTATATTTCTTCTGATTTTCGAGAACCGCGTCCATGTCACCGTTGAATATTGCTTCTGCGGTAGACTTTGCAAGTTCGGGAGAGTATCCGACTTCCAGGTATTTAGCGGTGTTCTCGGCAATAGAGGTCTTTTTCAGCAGTTCATTGTATTTGTCCTGAAGGTCCTTCATTGCTTCGTCGGACTGAGCCTTAGCCGCTTCTTCGGAAGTCATTTTCTCTTTAAGGCTTCTCTTTGCCGCCGCGAGGTCAGACGCGGTCTTGTCAAGCAGCTCTTTCTTTACATATCCCGATAAGTCGACTTTTTCAGGAATATCAAGTCCGAGAATAGCCTTGACCTGGTCTTCCGCGCTCATTGCGTCGAATCCTTCGATTGTTGAGGTGTCAATGTTAGGCATAATAAATTCTCCTTGCGTTTTTCGGTCTTCTCTGACCTGATATTTTTTGCGCTTTTATACTGCATCTCCGCAGTCTGCGAATTTTATAAAGCGACTTCTCTGCCGCTGATATATGAAGGCATGAGCCGTATATCCATTATTTTCTTTCTATAGGTGCGAGATAACATCTACAATGCCAGTGTTGCTTGTCAGGTGCTTCGTTAATAGGGAATATCTCTCCGTCAAGCGGCTTGCAAATCCCGCATACCTTTTCGTCCTCTTGCGTTACCCACATCACATACTCAACTCCCGCGTCCTTGTATGCTCTGAGCGCCGTCTCGTCAGTCACTATATCGGCGTATTGGGCGGTCATATTCGACCATAGGCTTACTGCACGTCTCCACTCGCTGTTAACGTCTGAACGTGTCCTGAGAGCTTCTGAAAGCCTGTCGCGCTTTCTTAAGACTTCGTTCTCGTATTCATACTTTGTTACGGAATTCGGAGACGAGAGGACAGTCTCGACAAGGGCTTTTTTTGCTTTTGCGGAAATTTTTCCGATGTCCTTGTAACCGTATCGGCTTACTTCTTCGCCTATTTCTTCATATATGGCAAAGGCAAGTTCTAACATCGTGTCCCGTAAATCGCTGTCAAGGTTCTTGTAAAGCGTCGCGACGGTCTTTATAACGTGAAGCTCGTCGAATTTAGCAAGTCTTATTGAGGACTTAGCTTTTTCAAACCGCCGTATTGTCTTCTTCCGCAGTATTTCTATCGCTCTGTCCGTCGTTATGTACCGTTCTTGCATTCTCAAGCTCCTTTTCTAAGCTGTTTTCAAGCTCGGACTGTGCTTCTTCATACCACTCCATACCGCGCTGGTATGCATTCTCTACATCTGTAAACAAGCCGGAAATGTCGTAAGCGTCGCGCGGATGAACCTTTTCGTTGTTGAGCAGTTCGCAAAGAACCTGTGCTTTCGATTGAATGTCGGTGAGGTTTTCGCGGGTAAACTGAATCTTAACATCGTTCGGGTCGAGGTCGAGAATGCCCTTGTCTTTGTAGATTTTGAGAATCAGCTTCAAAATCTCTCTTTCCGAACGCGCAAATAGCTTTTCAGTGTCGTTAGCTCTCGCGGAAGCGTCCTGCCAACCGTTGCGGAATCTCGTTCCCATGCCCGTGTCTGCCGCGGCTGAATCTCCGGCTCTTGTCGGCATACCCGTTATTTCATCAATGTAGTCATACAGTGCGTCTATTTCCGTCTGAACGCCCGTCTGAGAGATTTCAGAGGATATGCGGTAAACCTTTGCTTCCGTTCCCTGACCGCTTCTGATGCAGATACACTGACCGCCCCTTGCAAGCTCCTTGTATGTGTTCTCGTCGATTTCGCAGTTTTGGAACACGTCATAGGCGTTCACAAAGTCAACAACATTGTCAACACGAGCGGATTCAAGAGTGTTTATCATGTTGATAGGCGAGAGAACCGTCTCAAACGCTCCTAAACGAGCTTCATTCAGCGGATATTCCACTATCGGAACGCGCCCGAAGTCGTAAGCAAGCCAGTCCGCAATATCGTTACCCTTTACGGTGTATCTTCCTTCCGGCACATAAACGTAGTAAATGAGGTTATCGCCCTCGTCGTACTGTTTCAGTACACCCGCGAGAGGTTTTCTGCCAATGCCCGAAGAGTAGATAACAAACGCTTCTCTCGGGTCAAGGGAATAAAGAGCTGCGGGACTGCCGTCTTTCTCGTTGTCGGGGTCGGGAAGAACCATCCTCGGTTCAACTCCGCAGATATGCATCCAGTCGGAGCACTCTTTGTCCTTTGATTCTTTTCCTTCGGAAGTCATAAGAACGTTCAGATAAGCTACCTTGTCGGATATATCCTCTTTTCCGTTAGCCGCTACATACTGAATGGGAGAGCTTAGGAAGAACGAGGATTTAAAAGTAACTATCTTGTTCGGAAGGTTGATAGTGACCTTGTTGTTGTTGTCGGGTCTTACGGTTTTGTCTTTATAGCGGATATCCATTATTCCGCGATAAACGTCATATAAGTAATTTATTTCCGCGACATTTGCGCTGTCGAAACCGAGCGAATCCTCAAGCACGGACACAACGTTGTCGGCGGTTATTTTTTGTTTGTTCGTTAGTATCTTTCGCCGACCATGAAGGCTATCACAAGTAGTAAGGCGAACAATATCATTTTCAAGCACGAGAAAAACCTCCGTGTAAACAAAAATAGGGACTACCCGTATGTTTTCCATACGAATAGCCCCTATCGGCTCTTACTGCAACCCGATTGTTACAGCGTTTTTATAGTGTATTTAGCTTTTCTCGAAGCGGTTATTTCAAGTATAGTGACCTCTTCGCGCGATTTCTTTATTTTAACGTCATTACCACGCTCTAAAATCTCGTTGATTATAAGAAGCGCATCTTCTTTGACGTACTTGTGACGGTGCGCGTGTTTCTCTTCTTCCATAGCCACCTCAATAAGGTCTTTGTATTACTCTTACCGTCTGCGTCTCAAACGATTGAATGAAGTCTGAAAGCATTGAGAATGCGTCGGGTACATCGTCATGTGCGTTTCTTCCCGCCATAGTATAACTGCAAAGCATACCGAGAGCGCGTTTATATTCTTTGTTGTTCTTTATAATGCTGTTATCTTTGAATAGGAAATGCTCTTTGACAAATGGAGAATCAACTATAATTCGCGTTGCCTTGTTGGCTGTCGAATATTTTGTAGTAATCCTTGTGATTCCGCCACGAGATTTTACCTCTTTTTGAACCTTTTCCGCGATTTTTCCGCCCGCAGAGTTTGATTCAAAACGGCTCAGTTTGACTTTGTGCCGTAAAAGAACCTCAACAAGCCTTGTTTCAACTATTTCGGGATTACTGTTGTCGCAGATTATTTCTTCGATGTAGAAGTCATTGCCGTACTGGTAAGCAATAGGCATTACACAGTAGTCCGCTCCTTTGTCCTTTGTGTCACACACAGATATAACAGCGTCCGGCGAATCTGAGGGAAGTTCAAAATAACGTCTGAGTTCGTCCTCGTTGTAGAGAAGTCCCTCGCGCTCTATCGGCTGATTCATAAACAAAGCCCGCCACGAACAATCGTCGAGGTTGTTTTTCATGTCCTCGAAGTACGCCTTATCAAAGCCGACACCATAGCGGTAATTGAAATTGCTTTCGCCGTCCTCGTCAACCGCAGGCATTACGAGAAACTGAGCTTTCGGAGAATCCGCGTACATTGTTTGCAGTCTCCCTATAGGGTCATGCACCGACCATCTTGTAGCAAGGTGCAATTCTTTGCAGTTTAGTTTCTTTCTCGACTTCAAATCGTTCGTGTAAGCCGTCCAAAGCTTGTCAAGTCGTTCAATGCTCAATGCTTCCTCAATACCCGACACAAGGTCGTCGGCAGTCAGAAGCTTTTCACAACGTGTAGCACCTGTAAGGGAAGCACCTATAGCACGGCAGGTCAAAGACGAAAACCGGTGTTTCTTGCCGAGGTCTATTGTCTGTTCCTTTGCGTTGGTTATAATCGTTCCCGCAGAAGGGTATACGTCGTGCCACAAATAATCAGGGTCTGACAGAATGCTGTTTACGCCGTCATATATTGAGTTAGTGAGCGTTCCCGAATGTCCCGAAGCAAGGGAACAGCTGTCAGGGAACGCGCCTATCATCATCGAATGCAGGAAGATTTCGAGAGTTGACTTTCCCGTTCCGGGCGGAAGAGAGATTGATAATATGTCAAGTTCTCCGTCCACAAGCTTTTGCATTGCGCGGCAGACAGGTTCGAGCTGCTTCCTTCGCGGAATCCAGAATCTTTTCTCTGGCTCTCGCTGAAGCTCTATATACTGCATATAGCTGTCGAGCCTTAATCCCTGCGCTTCAAGCAAAAGCACAGCCTTAAAAAGAGAACTTGCGTCTTTCGATTTATTTTGTATAATTCGCTCGGTGCAATATCTCTTCAAAGTCTCCGAATACCGCCACTTTTCAGCGCAGTTATTCATCGAAGACAGCACCGAATACAATGCCGTATAATGCTTCATGTTTTCAGGTTCAGCCTTGATGTGAGAGAGAATATTTTCCGCTACGTCAAGATAACGCCTGTCAGTGTGTTCGCCCGCTATTATCTCCGCTTGCAGTGCTTCCATTCTCGTTCACCTCTTCCGTCCGCCTGAAATAATCACGAAATACAGATTTTATCTTCTGATACCACCTATACTTTACCGTGTGAACAGCCGCAGAATCATCTATCACCATCCACAAATCAAGATTGCTTTTCCTCTTCCATCCGACCTCAAACGTTTTCGGGATAAAGTCACATTGTGTATATACCGTAACATTGCACGGTTCTTTCAATGCTTTCAGCCCCTCGGCAATCGCCACCATTGTACACCGTATAGAATTCCATCCGGCGATTCTTCCGCTAATGTATTTCTCGCGCTTTCCATACCTCAACAGTGTCTGCCAATACCCAATTCCATCGTCTTCGATAAAACCTCCGAAAACGTATATATCGACATATCTCATACACACCTCGGAGGTCTTTTTTATTTCTTGCGGATATTTGGGAGACTAACACGCGCCCCACACTCCACAGCCGGCAACCACCCAGTGCCGCATATAGGGTATCTCTTCCCCGAATTATACAAAATCTCCATTTTGCCTAATTGGATATGTATTTGTCTGGGTGTGTCTGTACGCTCTCATAATGCTTTATACGCTTAACTAAGTCCTTCCCTGCCCTGTCACAAAATCGTGAATATATCGCCCTCACAGCATTGTGGCGCGTCTCATGTGTCGCTCGTGTCCTTGCTGTCGTATATCTCTATTACATCATCAAGTTTTGGAGCGTCGATTTGCTCTGTGGGCGTTTGTGAGACCTCTAAGCGCGTGTTGTTTGAAAAGCCTTGCGAACTGTTGTTAAGCAAAAACATCGCGTATACGGGATTGAGAGAGCCGTCAGCACCCTTTTGGACGGTGTTTGCGGCTATGAGCGTCTTCATTCTTTTTATAATTGTAGAATGACGCTGACCTATACGCGACTTAGTTCCCCACTCTATCAGGGTAACGCGGTCCACACCGAGAGCAACGGCGAGACTTGCCAGCGAGGGAAAAGCATGGTAACGGCTGCACCATGATATATAGTTGTTGCAACGCTGCTCGACCTCGTCCGCGCTGTCAAGGTCAACAGCCGGCAGCGTCATAAGCTCTTGCAGAGCAGTAAGCGTATCGGGGTTTACTTCGCTAAGCGGCGTTCTGGGGTCTGAACATCCGTTTAATTCACACTCCAAACGTTCTCTTGCCGCAATCGCTTTGTTGTGATTGCTTGTCTTGCGTCCTTGCTTCTTTCGTTTCTTCGGCTGTTCTACATTTGTAGGTTCTTCCGTCATCTCAAAGTCTGCTATATGCT